TTGGCATTGTTGGCCGCGACCGCCGCCTGATAGCTCGCCGCGGTCTGCGCCGCCTTCCCCTGCTCCACCGAGCCGGCGGCACCGGTGATCGCGCCGGCGGCGCCGGCCGCCAGCATGGTGAGACTGATCGGATCGATGCCCATCAGAGCATACCGCGCGCCATCCAGAACCTGCGAAACAGCGCGCCATGTCCGAACGGCGCGGGCGCATCGAGCGTGAACCCGAGCACCGCGAGGAAACGGCAAGCCCGCGTGTAGGAGGCGAGCACGTGATTTTCGAGCAGGCGCCGCCGCGCCATCATGTCGGCCACGATGGCGCGACCCTCGCGCACGAAGGCGAACCGCACGCGCTCGATCGGCGGCGCCGTCACCAGCCACGGGTGGCCGACGTCGGAGAGCAGCTGCCCGCCCAGGCCGAACATCGCGGCGATCTCGCCGTCGACCAGCACGGTGTGCCGCGTCACGGCGTGGCGAAAGGTCGTGCGCAGCGCCTCGGGCAACCGGGCACCCGCGGCGCGCACCTCGTCGTAATCCTCGACGCGCAGGTTGGCGGCGAGCCGGTAGACGTCGCCGATCACCGCGTCGCGGATATGCCAGCGCGGCACCCGATCGAGCGACCGCACCGCCTCACCCATTGGGATCTCCGAACTCGTATTGCGGCACGAAGGCGAGCACGTTCATGGGATTCGGCGTGGTCTGCTGCGCGCACACGAAGCCGGGCGCCGCCTCCCACCCGTTCCAGTTCTGCCACCCGGTCGTGAGCGGCTGGAATTTGTCGCCGGTGAACAGCGGAATGGCGGCGGCCGGCACGTTGTCGATCGCGTAGTCCTTGACGTCCTCGAGATCGGTCCAGGGTATTTCCTGCTGGAACGGCAGCGTCGAGGCGACCGGCCGGTTGCAACCGACCTGGACGCCGCGGCTCTTCTCCAGCCGGATGGTGGCGCCGGGCATCGCCTTGCGCTTGCCCTGCACGGTCGGATTGATCTCGACGTGCATCGACTGCACCTGGGCGATGAACGGCAGACCGACGATGACGGCGCTCGCTGCCTGCGGCAGCGTGATCATGCCGTTGACCACGGTCGTCAGCGGGATATCGGCACCGTCCGCCTTGCCGTAGACCTGCATGCCCTCGAGGTGTCCGAGGTTCGCGAGCGTCGTCACCGGCGTGGTAATGGTCCAATCGCCAGGCGCGGCCGGCACCGGCAGCTTGTTCGGATCGTTCGGGATGGTCTGGACGATCGGCACCGTGATGGCGGCGAGCACCTGGCTCGCGCTCACGACTTGCGACAGCACCGCCTGACCGCCGCCGACGCGGATGACGTCGCCGGGCTGGCTCGCACCGAACACCGGCACCGGCAGGCCGTTGGTCGACGAGTCGAACTGGACGTTCTGCGAAACCAACAGCTCGACCGTGCCGCCGTCCCCGGTCGGATCGCTCACCACGCACATCGTGCCGGGCGAGTAGCCGCCGCCCGGCGCCGCGACCGTGACGCTCGCGAGGCCGCCGCCCACCTGCGTCAGCGTCACCACCGCGCCAGTGCCGGTGCCGGCCGGGTCGACGACGCGCGCCGACGGGTCGCTATAGGCGGCGCCCGCGACCAGGATCACCGCGCCGGTGACGGTCCCGGGTCCCTCCGCCGCGGCCGCGGTCAGCGTCGCGTTCGGGGTCGGCTGCGCCAGCGAAAGCCCGCAGTCGACGCACCATACGTTTTCGGCGCTGGTCCAGCCGATGCGGTTGTCCATGCGCTCGAGGAAATAGGCCCACTGCCCTTTGCCGACGATGAAGCGCTTGGCGACGAAATACGGCGCGTCGACCGGCGGCTCGGTCGCGATCTCGTTGCCGGCGACCAGCCCGTTGGTATCGTGGCGCGACCAGGCGATGAGTTTCTCCTCCTTGAGGTAGGTGCAGGACAGAAACTTGCCGTCGTCGCGCGTCGCCCAAACGAGCTTGTAGGGTTCCTGCGCCCACGCCCATTGCACGATCTGGAAATTCTCGAACAGGTGGTTCGACAGGATCGAGATTTCCGAGCCGATGAAGCCGCCGGTGTAGAAATCGAACTGCTCGTCGCGTGCCGCGGTGCCGAGTGGCGACACGTAGAGAATGGCGTAATTGATCTTGATCGGCTTGACGGTCGGCGAGAAGCCGTAGCTTTCCTGCTCGAGCGCGCTCTCCGAGCTCGGGGTGAGCGTCGATCCGGCGCCGGTCGAGCCCGCCACCAGCCAGGACGACAGCCCCGTCATGGTGATGAGGCCGTTCTGCGTCGGCTGCAGCCACTGGACGCCGTTCACCTGCAGGCCCCACGGGGTGAGCGTGATGGCGTCGGAATCGACCGGCGGCGACGACGAATCGAAATTCGTGAAGGCCCCGGTCTGCGAAAAGAACTCGGTGTCGGGATTGTTGAGCGTGTAGGCATAGACGCGGCGCTGCTGGAAATAGCCGGCGACGCCCGGATAAGTGCCGGTCTGCGGACCGACCTCGATGGTGAAGCTCGCGCCCGTTCCGCCGCCCGAATCCGTGATCACGATCGTGTCCGAGGCCTGATAGCCCTGCCCGGCGTTCTGCACGATGATCGCCACCACGGCGGCCGACACCACGACTGGAACCAGCACGGCGCCGGAACCGGTCGCCGATGTCACGGCGGCGGTCGTGGTCGCCTGCGCATAGCCCGAGCCGCCCGCGACTTGGGTCGCGCCGATCACCTGGCCGCGTGCGAACGGGTTGTTGTGCAGCGGCGGCGTCTTGGTGAAGTCGGGAACGATATTGGTGTTGACGAACTGGTTGCCGACCGACTCGCCGATAAAGCCGAAACTGGCGCCGATCGGCACCGCGGTGTCGTAGCTCGGCGGCGCCATGTAGACGTTGTAGGCGACGGCGCCCGCGACCGCCCCCCAGGTGACGACCAGCGAACCCGCCGTCGTGGCGATGTCGACCGAGTTGACCACGTTGGCGATCGGCGAGGCGACGCTCTCCTCGCCGTTGGCGTCAACCGCGGTGACGCAGAACGCATATTGCGTCGCCGGCGAGGCGGTCACCGTGGCGACCGCGGTGCACGTCGCCGGGGCCGCGATCGCCGACGCGAAGGCAGTGGTGGCAAAACTCCAGTTGTTGGCGGCGAGCCGGGTGAGATCGACCGGCGGATATTCGGCACCGGTCTGCTGGTTGACGCAGCTCAGCGTCATCACGTCGGCGGATTGCACCACCTTGAGATAGGGCAGATCGGCGAGCGCGTAGAGCGGATCGAAGTTCGTATAGATGCGGGCGACCGTGCCGCCGCCGGCGCCGGACGCAAACGCCCCATAACCGAGCGAGTTCACCGGATCCCCGAACGTACCGTTGAGCGTGAAGGTGCTCGCCGTCACGTTGGCGACCACGAAGGTGCGCGTGTTGAGCTGGGTCATGCCGCCGAAGCCGGCGGCGAACACCCAGTCGCCGTTCGCGAACCCATGCGCCGGCACGGTCAGCACGCAAGGGTTGGCCTGCGTCGCACCGGTGACGGTCTTGGCGGCCTCGGTCACATAGGCGCCGTTCGCCACCACCCGCATGTACGGGCGCCCGGTCGCGTCGACGCCGAATTCGAGGATGTAGGATTGGAAGATGTTGAACTGGAACCGGCGGATCACCGGCGGCAGGCTCGACGCCGAGGCCGGCGTGAGCATCTGCCCGGCGAGCGCGGTGCCCGCCCGCGAGTAGGCCGGCCCACGGTACGAGACGAAGCAGTTGCGCATCACCGACGCGCCGACCTGCACTTTCTCGTAGTCCTGGCGCCCCCACAGCGAGGGGGAGATTTCCCCACCACCCGATGAGGGCTTGAGCAGCGCGAACGACATGCGGCTAGAAACTCAGCCCGTTCGGCATCGCGATCGCGTCCCAGCCGCCCATGAAGCCGCCGCCCGGAACGCCCCAGCCGTTGCCGAAGGCGTCGCCCCAGCCGGAGCCGGTGTTGCGCACCGCCATCCAGTCCGGGATGATGTCGGTCGAGGTGATGCCCTCGTTGCCGTCGGAGATGCGGCCGGCCTCGATCAGCGAGGTGGCGACCGCGACGCGCTCCTTGAGAAGCCCGGCGTTGCGAGCGACCGGGTTGACCAGCCACGCCGCCATGACGCCGACCGCGGCGTTGATCAGCGCGGGATCCCACAGGTCCGGATCGGCCAGGCGGCCGGTGTAGACGAGCTGGGCCTGCGGGCAGTTGGTGAGGATGACCTTGATGCGGTTGCTGTCGGCGTCGAGCGCCGAGGCGGGCACGAACGGCAATGAGGTGCGGATGATCGGCAGGTAGTTGATGCCGACGTTGGTCATCACCGGGGCCGCGACGCTTGGCGTATTGCACAGCGGGAAGACGAAACGCACCAGCAGGCAATCCGCCGGATAGGCATACATGTAGAGCCACGGCTGCGGCGGCTCCGGCAATGCGCCGGAGGGGTTCTGCGGCGTGCCGCGGCGGGCGGCGAGCAGCGTCCCGGCGGCCTGGAAGCGTGCGCAGTTCCAGTGCGCGGCGCGGAACGTGGCGTCGACCTGGGTCTGGTAGAGCTGAGCGCAGGACCGCGACGCGACGCCGGGCGGGCTGGGCGGATCAATGCCGGTGATCGCGGTGTTCTGCACGATCTGGCCGAGCGCCATGTTGCAGATGTCGACCTGCGACGTCATCGCATCACCCGAAAATGCTGCCCGACCGCGGCGACAAGCGCGGCGAGCCTCAGGAGTTTCCCGCGTTGCTCAGCCGCTCGATCGCGGCGTCGAGCTCGGCGGCGGCCTTCTCCCTCGGCGTCGAGGCGGGTATGGTGCCTGTCGACCGCGGCGTCGAGCTGCGCCGGTGCCTTCGCGTAGCGCTCGCGCAGTCCCTCGAGCCGCAACTCCGCATGCGCGTTGAACTCGCTGCGCGCCGCGATCAGCCCATCGATCTTGTCGAGCATCGACATGCGGCTTCCTTTCCGATCCAGGATGGCGCGTTGCAGTCCGCGCCAATAGGCGATGCGCAGCGCGGCCCGGTCGAGCGCTTCCTTGAGGTCGCCGGCCCTCACGTAGGGCGCGGACCCTCCTGCTCGGCCTTGAGCGCCTTGAGGCGGGCAAGGACACCCTCAACCTCGGCGATCTGATCGTCGAGCGACGGCGTCGCTGCAGCCGCAGCCGCGGCCTCGGCGGCTTCGTCCACCTCCTCATAAAGCGGCTCGTCGCGGCCGGTGAGCGGCACCCGCTTCGCATCTTCGTCGACGTGGATGATCTCGTGCTGCGACACCACGGTGCGATGCGGTCCCACCCAGTCCGCCGGCTTCTCGGTCACGTAGCCGGGATGGCGCAGCTGGCCGTCGAGGTAGCACGTCGTCTTGATGCGGAAGCGCTTGAGCGCGGGGGTGTGTTCCGTCGTCTCGTTCATGGGAATTCTCCTCATTCGCCGTGGTCGTCGGTGTCGGCCACCATGGAGGGAAACATGCGCTTGCGGCGCGCCCTGCCGGCATCCTCGGCGCGCGTCATCGGGTCGGCGCCGAGCACCGTCATGTCGATGATCTGGATCTCGACGCGGCGGCACTGCTCGGTCTTGCCGTCCGTGGTCTCGCGTTCGGTCTGGCACGCGCATGTCACCTTGGCAATGGCGCGGAAGGCAATCATGTCGCCTGACTCGGGCATATCGCCATCGAGGCCGAGCTTCTTCAGCGTGTCATCCTCGAGCGAGATGCAGCAGCCCCAGGGATATTTCGCGACCGAAGGTGTCGGCGTCGCGCCGGCACACATGTCCGCTTGCTTCTCCTTCACCTCGGCCGGTGTCAGCGCGAGATCAACCATCGCGGTCTCCTATGCGAGAGAGATGCGGTTTCCGTCCATTAGGGCGACGATAATGTCGGCCATGGGCCCCGACGCGGCGCGCCCTGCGCATGAACGGCGTGTTTTCCCGACGGACCGCAAACCGAGCCGGAGAGGTGTCGCCGCGGCGGCAACGCTTTAACTGGTGACGGCCGCCGGCGTGCCGGCCGCAGCGCCGGCGACGGGCGCGGTCGGCGCCGCGGGAGCACCGCCAGTGTCGCCGGGCGCGCCGGCTGCGGCGGGGATCGCGGCGCTGGCCTCCTCGGCGTGACGGGCCGCCATCGCGGCCATCTCGTCCTGCTGAACCTTGTGCATGTCGTCGCGCGCGCCCTGATGGCGCTTGTGGGCGTCGCCACGTTCCTCGGCGTGACGCTCGGACATCGACTTGCCCTCGGCCTTGCCGTCGCCCTTCTTGTCGCCGTCCTTGCCCTCGTGCTTTTTCTCGGACTCCTTGGAGTCCTTCTTCTTGTCGCCCTTGCCGTAGTGATCGCGCATCGCCATGGTGTCAGTCCTTTTCGTAGGGGAATTATATACATGACTCCCGTTGCCTCATTTAGCGGCAAAGAGCGGGGCGTCATCGGTGATCCGGCGCTGCGCCATGTCGGCATAGGTCGGGTTCAACTCGATCCCGATGCAGTCGCGTTGCAGGCGATCCGCTACGAGGCCGGTCGTACCTGCGCCGAAAAACGGGTCCAGTACCGTCCCGCCCTTCGGGCAGCCAGCGAGGATGCACGGCTCGATCAGCGCCGGCGGAAATGTGGCGAAGTGCGCTTCGGGGAATGGATGTGTGCCAACAGACCAAACGCTGCGCTTATTGCGCGTCGTGCCTTCCCATGGGATCGAGCCGGCGACCGCGCCATTGGTCGCGCCGCCAGTATCGACCGGCACTCCCCGCGCGCTCGCGGGTTTGCGTTCCTTGTTTCCGCTTCGCGCGCCCTTTTCCCGGCCATTGCGACGAAAAGCACCGTGGCCGCCGGGGCCAGTATTCCAACCATCAGGCATCTTCGTGTCGTCGGGATCGTAGGTCGCAGGCTCTGCGATCGCGGCCGCGTCGTAGTAATACCGCTCGTTCTTGCTCAACAGAAAAAGATACTCCGGCATCGGGTTGGGCTTCGACCAGATGATGTCCTGGCGGAGATACCAGCCATCGGCTTGGAGCGCGAAGGCGACGCGCCAGGGCAACCCTATCAAGTCCTTGGGTTTAAGCCCCGGCGTTCGTTTGATGCTGCCGGTTTCGATGCCTTTTGGGTGTGCGGCGATCTGGGCGGCAGATAGGTTTTTGAGCTTGGGCCCGCCACCCGTGTGACCATTGCCCTGCAGAGTGGATTTGTCGCTCGGCGCCGCACCGCGGCTTTGCGCGCCCCAGGAGCCCGCATAAGCGTCGCCCAGATTGAGCCACAGCGTCCCGTCATCACGCAGCACGCGCCGCACCTCGCGAAACACCGCGACCATCTCGGCGACGTAATCGGCATAGTTCGCCTCGAGCCCGATCTGCCCCGCGACGCCATAGTCCCGCAATCCCCAATAGGGCGGGCTCGTCACGACGCAATGCACGGATTGCGCCGGCAGCGAGCGCAGCACATCGCGACAATCGCCCTGGAGAATTTTGACGGACACGCCGCGCCCTCCGGTTCCGGCGCTTCGCCGATTTGCTCTTGGGTTTTGGCCGATAGGCGAGCACTTTGTCGGCAACGGCGTCCAGCGCTTTGGACGGCTTCGCTGGCGCGCTCATTGGATCAGCGCCTTGTAGGTCAGCCGCTTGCCGGCGACGCCATCCACGAAGCTGTCAAGGCGGTCCACGGGAGTCAAGTATATAAATCCCTTTCGTAGTGACGGCTGAACTTCTTGCGGCCACCACCCTTGTGGTTGGCCGCCATGCCGCGCTCTGCGAGCGCAGCCTGGCGCTTGGTCTTTGTCGTGGCGTGGCTGCCGGGCGCCAGCACCTGATGTGCAAACTGTCGCGTGGTCTCACCGGCGCGTGCGGCCTTCGCCTTGAACTGGCCATGCGAATTGGCGAACGCCTTCGACATCCACTTTTTCGATTTGGCCATGGTTCAAGCCCTGTAGTTGCGCCGGAACGTCGCCTTGGCGCGCTTGAAGTAGTCGCACAGCCCCGCACGCGAGACGCGGCCCGCCACGGCGGTGCAGCCGTGCGGCGACCGGAACATGGTGCAGAGACCGCAGCGCTTGGCGGACGTGCCGGCGCGGTAGTGCGCCCGCGCCTTGGTGGCCTTGGCCACCTCACGCCGCCTTGCCGTAGTGCCGCCGGAACGGCTTCCTGCCCTCGGCGCGCGCGCTCGCGGTCGCGATCGCCTCGCCCTCCGGGACGCCGCGCTTGACCATCGCGGTCGCGATTTTCGCCGCCTTGTTGCCTTGGGCAGCCGAGAGGTGATGGTTGTGCTTGGCCCGAAAGGTCTTGCCCGTCCACGGCATTACCACGGTCTCCACGGGCGCTGCCGCGTCCCCACGATGATCGCGATGGCGAGAGCGCCCATCAGCAATGCTCCGATGTCGTCTGCCGACATGCCTCTATCCTCTTGAGCAGGACCTCGCGGTTGCGCCGCATGTCCCAGGCGTAGGGATCGTCGGCGAGATCGCGCTCGACCTGGTGCAGCACGACGTTCGCCGGCATCGTGCGCTGCAGCCCTATCATCGCCTCGGCCGGCTTGTGACGCAGGTGCCGCGCCAGCGGAAACACCACACCGGCCGCCTGCAGCCGCACGAAATCAAACCGGGGAGACGAAGGTCGCGGCAGCGCGTCGGCTGCCAGCTTCTCGGCGGCGAGCGAAAGGCTCGCGTAGACGAGACCCACAGCCACAAAGATGACCCGCCACGACGGCGGCCACGAAGGCGGTGGCCGGGTTGTGCAGGGGGAAGCCGACGAGGCCCTCCGCCAGGAACGCGACCAGCGCCAGCCGCTCGCGAAACGGTGCGGCGCCGAGCGCAGCCCACACAACACATGCGAGCAGGGCTGCTGGCGCGCCGAACTCGAAAACCAGCTCGAGCGGATCGTCATGGGCATGCGCCTCGCGCACGTTCATCGCCTGCTGGCGCGGTGATGCGGCGGCCTCTGCGGCGTAGTACGAGCCGACGCCGTGTCCCAGCGGGGTCACCAGCGTCACGACGTCGAGCCAAAGCGCTGTTCGCACCGCCGCCGACACCATGTGGCGCTCGACGCCGCTCTCCACGGACGGCCGCGGCGAGACCGCAACCACGACGGCCAAGATCAGGGGTGGCAGCGCCAGCGCGGCGAGGCGCGACCGCCGCCACATCCACGCCGCTGCGGCCGTGCCGACGCCGAGCGCGGCGCCGAAGCTGGTCGCAACGGCCAGTACGAAGACCGCCGGCAGCGCCAGCCACGACCGGCCCGCGAGCCCGATCAGCGCCAGCGCGGCAAGCTCGGCGAGAAAGATGCGATTGCCGAACAGCCCGGCCGGCGGCGCCATCTGCGGCACAAACGAATAGCCGAGCAGCTGGGCAACCACGACGGCGGCGCAGACCGCAACCGCCAGTCCGACGCCGCGCCAGAACCCCGCGAGGTCGTCGGTCTCGGCGCCGACGCAGAAGGCACCGGCGAGCAACATCCACTTCCATAACTCGTTGACGCCGTCGGCGAAGTTGATCGACCACGCGAGACTGAGCGTCGTCCAGGCCAGGAATGCGCCGCCGAAAACGTGACCCACCGTCGGACGAACCCGCAGGTTCACGCACATCAGCGGGACGGCCACCGAGAGGACCGCCCAGCGCGGCGTCGTGGCGAAGCCGATGAACCATGGCCACACCACGACGCCGACCAGGAACGCAGTGGCGTTCAGCATTCGCCGGTACGGCCGCCGGTGACCTTGCTCTTGCTGCTGCCGCACGTCTTCGATTTGACCACGGTCGCATGCCCGGACCCGGCGGTGGCGAGCATCGGTTCTCCCGCCAGCGCGGCCGCGATCGCGGCGGCGAACAGGAACCGCACGGTGCGCATCCCCCTCACTCCTCGGTCCACTCGACGTCGATGTCGATGGTGCCACCCGACGGGATCGTACTGCCTTGCAGGTTCACCGCAAGCTGGTCGGTCGTGCCGCGCAGGACCGTGAGCTGGTCGTCGTTGACCCCGTAGGTGAAGGCACAGACGTCGGGCGACCCGGCGGTCGCCGTCTGCAGGAACAGCCGGCAGGTGTCGAGCGTCCCGGCGCCGGCGCTCGCGGTGTTGCCGAGCGTCGGGTTCACCGTATAGACGTTGAGAGCGGCGGCATTGCCGCCGTTCTGGGTATCGCGCGAGGCGACCGCCACCAAGGTCGCCCCAACCGTGGTATCCACGGCACCGCGGCGGATCACCGCCGTCAGGATCGACCCGGCCGACGTCGCGGCCCCGGAGACGACGATCTTGGTGACGCGCACCGTCCTGGTCGACGACCCAGTGATGGTCAGGAAGTCGGTCGCGGCCGCCGCCGGCAGCTGGTTCGACAGCGATGCCTTGAAGGTCCGGACGAACGACTGGATGCCGTTCTGGGTGTAGGCCTGGATGCAGCCGGCGAGCGTGCAGTTCGACTGCGACGTCTGCGACTGCGCCGGTGCGACGGCCACGCTGGCGACGAGCGCGAGCGCGGCAACGAGCAGAGAGCGGAGTTTCATCGAGGTGGCTCCTTGTGTGGGGTCAGCGCGTCAGCGCCCGAGCACGGCGGCGCCGGCCGGCGCGCCGACCGGCAGGCCGAGCGCCGGAGTAACGCGGCTCGCGCCGGGCGCGCCGCCGCGACGCGACGGGTCGTGCAGGATGGTCTGGCCGCTGGCGCCGGGCCCGCGCACATTGGCGTCGGCGATCTTGATGTTGGGCATCGCCGGTGCGGACGACTTCGCGGCGCGCAGCGCCGTGCCGGGCAGGTTCGGCAGCTCGACGCCGCCGTTGAGCACGCGATCGCGTCGCGCCTTGAGCTCGACGGCGAGCTTCTGCGCCGCCAGACAGCGCTCCTGGTGCGAGCGGGCGCCGTACTCGGGATCCTTGGCAAGCATGAAGGCCGCCTCGGTCATGTCCTCGATGGTGATCGGCGCCTTCTCGGCCGGGAGCGAGTCGAGCCACTTCATCATGCGCCGCGCCGCGGCGCGGTTGAGCGGCTGCATCTCGTGGTTCGGGCAGACGAAGGTCGCGATGACCTCGCCCTCGTCGTACCACGTGTCGCCGTAGAAACCGGGCGACAGCAGGTTGTAGCACGGATCCTTGATCTGGGAGATCGTGCCGTCGCCGTTGCGGTGTACGAAGGTCTCCGGCAGGTCGCCGAACGCCGCCGTCATGCGGGCGAGCTCGGTGTCGTCGTCGTTCTTTGCCATGGTGCTTGGTGTCCTGGTGAAGGAAAAACCCGCGGCCGGCGAAACGCGCGACCGCGGGACTCCGGTTTCTCAGAAGTTCGTCAGCGCGTCAGAAGTTCGCCGGGTACTGCCCGAGCGAGCCCTGCGCCTGGTCGGCGCCGAGCGAGACGTCGGCGTCGATCGTGAGGTTGGCGAAGTTCGCGCCCGCGACCGTGTAGTTGAGGCGCACGAAGCGCGGCAGCGCTTTCTGGATCTGCCGCACCGGCCACGCGACCGAGAAAATCTCGGTGTTCGACAGCAGCGAGGCGACCGGGATCGCGGCCGACAGCACGTAGTCCGAGAACGTGAGGTCGGACACGTTGCCGGAGGCAAGCGCCGTCGCATTCATCGGCGCCCCCTGGAAGGAAATCTGCAGCGAGGTGCCGGTCGTCGCGTTGTTGGCGTTGACCTGCTTCACGATCACGTAGGGCGTGCCGATTCCCTTGCCGAGGCCGAAGTCCTCGCCGAAGAAGGTCGAGCTGCCCCAGGTGATGTTGGGCACCTTGGTGAAGGTGGTGGTGACCAGGAGCCCGGTCGCGAGGTCGTAGACGTTCGTCGAGGCCGCCGAGGCGGTGACCGCCTGGGCGTTCGAGAACTGAAGGTTGATGTCCATCAGCGTCATGGAAGGAGTTCCTTGCGATATTGAGAGGGAGGGACGCGCGCCGCATTGCGGCGCGCCGGACGCATCAGACGATGCGCGCCTCGGTGTTGAGCATGGTGTCCTGGACGCCCAGCGGAACGTTGCGCCAGTTGACGATCGGCTGGCCGGCGTAGTCGGTCGGCGACAGCAGCACGTTCTTGTCGCGGATCGCCTGGACGTCGAGCGCCGCGCGCACGGTGCGGTCCATGAACATCTTGAGGCGGATCGGCGGCGCCATCTTGTCGGGTGCGTCGGTCTTGGTGATGCCGGTGACCGTGCGGCCCGCGGTCGGCAGGCGCACGATGGCGCGTGCCAGAATCGCGAACAGGTCGGGCGGCGAGGAGCCGAGCAGTCCGGCCGTGGTGGTGTCGATATTGCAGAGCCGGATGACGTAGCGCCAGTCCTCGATCACCAGGCCCATCTGCCACTGGAACAGCGACGTGTAGGCCTCGAAGCGCTGGTTCGACGAATCGAACCCGGGCACCAAGTCGCCCTTGTCCTCGTAGAGCAGTCCGGCCTTCGACCCCTTCGGGTAGATGCCGTAGACCGTCGAGTCGCCCAGCCCCAGCACCCACAGCGAGGCGTTGGACGATCCGGTGCCGGCGCAGTCGAACACGTTGACGGCGTTCTGCGCCGTGGCGGTCGACACCGTGTTGAAATACGGCGAAAGGCCGGTGAACTGCTCCGGCGTGGTCCACGAGTTGCCGTAGATCGCGGTCGATGACTGCTGCTGCGAGAGACCCTCCATGTGGGAGACGTCTTCCTTCTCGCGCAGCGCCATCTCGTTGCCGCCGAGGCGCACCAGCTCCTTGTCGACCTGGCTGTAGTCGCGCAGCAGCGACATGCCGAACTCGAGCTGCGCCCGGTTCGACTTGGTGTACGGCGTGCCCTGGTAGTAGCGGATGTACGAGCCCTTGGGCAACGCGGTGCGCAGCGCGGTGACGTGGGTGGTGAGGCCGTTGGCCTCGACCATCGGCAGGTCTTCCACGAGCTCGTTGCACTGCGACAGCATCTCCGCCATGTCGGCGACGGCACCATCGGGATCGAGAGACCGACCGAGGTCGGCAAGCGTGTAAAACGCCATAAGCTGGCTCCATCAAATCGCCGTTGCGATTTGCCCGCCGAAGCTCACGAAGCGAGCGAAGGCCGGGCAGCAGGCAACGGCTGGGGAATGCCGACGTCGTCACGACGCTGGCGGGATCCTTGCCGAAGGGATTTTTCGAAGCGGGCGGACCGGCCTACTGGGCGGCGCCGTTGGAACTCTTGTAGTTCCGCCGGAAACCGCGCTCGCGCGCCGGGGCCGGATTGACCGTCGGGGCGGGAACGACCTTGTCCTCGAAGATGTTCAAGGCTTCACCGATGTTGTTGAGCAGCCGGATGTGTTCGACGAAATTGCTCATCCCGTTCATGTCGATGTGCGCGAGATAGCGCTTCTGCTGTTCGGGCGTGAGGTATTCCTCGATCACGGCCTTGGCCATGGCGAGCGACGTCTCGAAGCGATTGCCGCCGATCTTGGGATCCTTGCGGGCCTCGCCCTTCCACTCGTCGTTGAGTGAGTTCCACGTCTCTCGCTGCTCTTTGCGCAGACCATCGCTGAGCTCGCCCTGGATGTCCTTCATCCAGGCGGTGCCGAGATCGACGATCTTCTGCGCGGCATCTTGCGGGACCTGCAGCGGCCCGATGATGTCGGTGAGTTCCTTCACCCGCGCATCGTCGAGCTTGAGGCCGTCCGCAACCTTGAACGCTTCGTACGCGACCGGCTTCGGCTCGTCCGCCGCGGCGTCCTTGGGCGCATCGCCCTCGGCCTTCGGCTTGGCGTCCGCCTTGTCCGGCTCCTTCGGCTGATCCTTCTTCGGGTCAGCCTTCTCGCCCTCGGGCTTGGCGTCCTTGGGCGGATCACCCTCGGCCTTGCCATCCTGGGCCTTCGCGTCGACCACCACCGTGCCCTCGGCGGGCTTGGCGGCGTCGACTGGCGAACTCTGATCTGCGGGCTTGCTGTCTGCTGGCTTGGCATCAGCCGCGGCCGGCTCCGGCGCAGGCGCCGGCTTCTCACCCTTGGCGCTGCCGAGCAGCGACGGCGAGTCGAGATTGTTGGTAGACGCAGCCGCGGCCGCTGCTGGAGCAGCTGCCGCCGCATCACCGGATGGGGTGGCGGACGCAGC